AAAGTCCATGCCAGAAAGTTCTTTGGTCTGTTCCGTAGGAATACTTAACTTCTGATATTCCTGATTCAATCCATTATAAAGTTCCTTCAGTGTTCCTGCTTGTTGCTTAAGACTAATAGCTTTCTGATCTAACAAACCTCTGATCTTTTGAAGTTTGCCAAACTTTTGCTGAAACGTTAATTGCTGTGCGGTCAATTTAACTGTGGGAACCTTCTCGCCTCTTACATCAGTCATTAATACCTCCCAGGGCCCTAGCCATTTTAAAAGTATTCGATGGTTTAAATATCTGGTATCTTTGTTTCTGCTCACCAGGATTTACGTTGAGCAAGTACTTATTATCCTTATCATTTACCTTAAGCTTCTTAGGTACTTGTACAAAAGGAACTCCTCGTACCCAACGATCAGTCTCGAGTTTAACAGACTCTAAGTAATTCATAAAGGTTTTACGTTTTGCTCTTTGAATATTATCATCCATCTTATCAAAGTAATTCACAAGTTCCTTTAATGAAAATCTTGTAGGATCACCTTTCTGCAGTTGCAAAAGAATATCTGCACCTAGTTCTCTGAACGTCCTGTTCTTTGTCTGGACTCTTATAAGATAACAAGCTCGAGAATCTATGATCTTATTCTTCTTGTTTGCTTGTCCAGGAAATCTCCAAATTTCCCATCTTGCAGAACCCCAGTCCCAAACAACATCAAGTTCAGGATCAAGTGCCCACAGTTGTTTTCTAAATCCATGATCTGCTACCATGATTCCATCAGAGGTTGTCTTAAAATCTTTTCCCTTAGGAATCTTAGAATTTGCTGTATAATTCTTAACTGTCATTTTCTTCTCCCGAGAATAGGAGGTGGATTTCTCCACCCCCTAGATTAATTAAACTACTCGTCTTTCTCTTCGTCTTTCTCTTCGTCTTTCTCTTCGTCTCGCTTTTTTACTGCTTCGCAGGTAGGACAAGTATCTCCAACATACTTACTGCCACAAATTTCACAGCGTTTTATTTCTTCCATTATTACTCCTTTCTAGACTAAGAACCTGTTACTGCTGTAGGATTCCTAGCCAGTCCGCCACCGATACCGACTATAGGCATTGTGGATCCTATACGAGCATTACCACCATCAGCATCTTGCCATTCATCTATACCTATTGCGGCACAGGCACCAGACAACAGAATATTATGACTTGTTCCACAGTTGTCATAGATAACCTGGTCCAACTGAACACCCCAGTTAACAGAGAAATTCTCAAAGGTACAGTCCCTGAATTCAAGCAATCTATCTATACAGTAGTTTGCCGGAAGTGCTATCATCGCACAGGTAACTGTTTCTGAGGCAGAAAGGAACTGGCACTTATTGAACTTAACATTCTGAGGAAGAGTACCAGAAGCAGTGTTCGTGAATCTCACAACACCACTGAGTGCACCAGATCTAACTCCCCAGACATTCTGGCCAATAATACAGTTTTCGAACAGTGCGTTATAAGCATTAGCTCCAACATACAACGACGCAGCAGCCACAACATCCAACTGTCCTGTTGCCATAGTACCAGCAATCTGTACATTCTTAAAAGTACAACCGTACTTCGTCAGGTTAACTGCGGCCAAATTGCCTGCATTTGCTCCAGCATTTTGAATTGCTATATCTTGGAATTGACAACCATAGCCAGAAACAGTAAGTGTGGACGCAACAGCCGCTGTGTCCGTATAAAGAACACAACCAGGTTCTGTGTAGTCTCCGCCTTGATTGAATCCACTTGAACCAACAAGATGCGTTAAGGGTTTACTCCAAGCTGCTGTTGATGTTATATTGTAAGCCCCAGGCATAGCAACAACAACATCATTCCTGTAAGACTGTGCTTCATTATAGGCATCTTTAATACCTGAGTTACCCTCGAAGCAAAGACTTGCAGGAATATCCATTTCATTTCTTAGCCAGTCAGAAAAGGCAGAAGTACTTGAACCTGCAGGAAAAGCAAAGAACACTTTTCCCAGCATAGGGATATTCAACTTCTGCATGAGCATTTGTCTAAAATAAAGTTCTTGTGTTTGCCACCTCATAATTTACCTCCTCCACCGTTATGAGTTGGAGGAGAAGTTTCCCTCTCCTCCGAGATTATGTTGAAAGATTAATTAGCCACCATAGCCTTCGGTATTACCCTTTGTATAAGACAGATCACAAAGAACACCATTGGCCGCCCTGTTCCTGCAACCGAGTTCAGCGTACCTGAACAATGTTGCGCCATAAGCATCTTTACCGGAAACCCTGGAGAGAACACTTCCATCCTTCTGCATCCATTCCCAGTCAGACATCCTGTACAATGCGAAAGATGAGGTTGTAATAAAATAAATCTCCCCATCAATAGCATCATTGTCTACGACAAAAGGAACACCGTTATAATCCAGGGCTTCCCAACCACCGTCGAGGGTCATTGTATTAACTGTCCTACGATCAGCCTGAACCAGTTTGAGATACTCCCTTCTGATTGCCCTTGTCGTAAGCATCAGGTTAGGCCCAACATCCTTACCGGCAGTCTCCTCGACCATATCAAACATCTGCTGCATAAGTTCCAATGATAACGCTCTTTGACCGGCATACCTGCCAGATCCATGAACATCTACGAGTGCCTTAAACCACGGATACGTAGAAACATCCAAACCCTGCAGAGGATCATTCGTGGTTGTTCCTGCAGTTGAGCCATCCGTAATAGCAATATCGTCCAGATCTGTATCCGTAACAATACCCCTGAGACCCATGATCTCATATCTTGCAGCACCTGATGCAGCCTGAGCAGCAGCAAGGTTGCCTGGACGCACATAGAACGTACCAGCAGCTTCTGTAACACTGGGATCGGTACAGGTTATAGTATCATAACCAGTCGCGGTAGTTCCCTTTGTTAGGGCCGAGACGGCAATATCCGAGGCATCAGTCACAAAGTCAGAACCTGCAGTAATAACAACAGGAGAAGCCTTAGTTACTTTATCCAAGTACTTACCACCGAAGGCACTACCGAAGGCATCACCACCAGCAGAATTGCCACGATATTTTTTCTGCAGTGTATAGGAAGTGGCACTTTCTGTACTTCTCCACCTTGCCAGAACACCATAACCACAGCCCCAAAGCATACGGTTTGTTTCTTTCTTGGCATCGTCCACAGCTCCCATGATTTCATCATCCAGGGCATTGACATAAGAACCCTTGGGATCTCTTGTCGCAGCTATTGTCGGGCCGGTCACCTCGACAACATGGTACTGATACTTCATGGGGATTGTACACTTTTTGCCTTTTTGGTATGTCGCTGTAGGAAGATCACCACCATCAGCACGACTACCACCGCCGCCAGACCTACCATAGTGACAGTAAATAACTGCCTCTTTTCCTGAAACATCCTCTTCGTTAGTACCTATAACTGAGGAGAGAATGTTCTCATTGTTCAAATATTCCTGTGTACCAGGAAGATAAAACTCTTTGAGGGCTTCATCGAGAGCCGAAAGAGTAGCACCAGTAATAGCCATTATCTATTCTCCTTACTAAACCTCTGTTGAAAGAAGGTTTTCATGGCAGCCCGAGGAGTAACAAAACCATCTCCCTTTTTCTTAAAGGAAAAAGTCTTTCCCTTAATACTTGCTGGCAATCCGCCGTCTTTAGATTTTTCGTCAAGATTATTCTCGTTTTCCATCTTGGCGAGTTCATCGTAGTTAAGTCCATGCCTTATGGCATAGTCTTTTTCTAGTCGAACTATCTCTTCCTTCTTTCTGTCAGCAACAGTCTTTGCTACACTATCGAGATCAACCTTTTTACCCTGGTTCTTTATTATCGAAGCCTCAACAAAAACCTTGGACACATCTTCGTCTGTCAGGTTAGGATAATTAGCTTTTATTCGAGAAGAGAGATTCTGTCGAATAATACTGGTCTGAGTTTTGTCTGTATCGGCAACTTGTTTATTTATAGTATCGAGTCGTTTTGCCAACTCTTTAACTATATCAACCAATGCCGCTACATCAGGAGAACTCTCAGTACCTTTGGCTTTTCCTTTTCCTGAAATATCACCATTAAAAAGCTTTGAAGTATCTAAGTCGTCTAGATCATCAGGTTCAGAAGATCCTTTTTCTACCAGTTTTCCGTTTCTGTCAATAACACCTTTCTCAATCAAGGTATTAATAACAGAGAAACTTCCTGTCGCTTGTTCCAGAAACTCTTCTGGAGAAAGATCAAAAGACTTAGCGGCATCTATAATTCTAGATACCTCCGTAGCTTTTTTTGTTACGCTTTCTGCGTTAGTAAGAATATTCTTGATATCACTCTTAGAATATTCTTTGTCATCTATCTTTATCTTTTCGTCTCCGGAACCGCCAACATTCTGACCGCCCTGAGCTTGTCCATCTACCATAAAACCTCCTTAGGATTTCATAACTTCCAGACCACCATAACCTCGCCAGTAATCAGTGAATCTAGGAATCATGACGGTAAAGTCTTGATGTTCAAACATTGAGAAAATCAACTGAGCCTGGTAGGGAAAGGAGATTTCCCTTTCAGTTCTATCAGGTAACTCAGTATTCATTTCTTCCCACAGTTCTTTTGCCCGTAGTAAGTGATCAATAAACTCGTTCCACTTGACTACAGTAGGGTGAAGTTCTAGCACTTCCCCTTCGGCTTTGTTTTCGGCTTTGGTTTCTGCGTTCCCTTCTTTGCCATTGTCCTTTACCTCCTTTTCTCCTGTAATTACTTTAGGCATTTGTTACTCCTTTCTGAAGAGCGTTCATCCTTGAGATTTTCGCTTCCTCTGCTTTTATTTGCTCAGCAAGAAATTGATCGTGCTGTTGCTGATGAGTAATAAAACAAGTCTCTAACATCATAAATGCTTGGGGATTCTCAAACTTAAGTTTCTGATACTCAGGTTGTTTCCTTGCCATAGTATGTTCTTCCCCATGAATCCTATGATTGTCATAAGAATTAACTATGTATTTTACCTGAGGATTATATAAAAATGCTTGATTTTCTACCTGTGCAATTTGTCTATCAAGATTATCTTCCTCGAAGATATCCTTAAAATCCTCAGGAACTTCATCAAGCATCTTAAGAACTCTTTCACGAGTCTTAGGATCTTCCGCACTTCCATAAAGACCTTCTTTGTAGTTCTCCTTGATCCTATATTGTCTTGCAACTTTAGAGTCTGGAATAGAAGATTCTTTAGTTATACTAACATCGGTGTTATTTCTTAGATCAGCTCCTGTGAAATTGGCAACTTCATGAGCACCATCTTTACCTGTTATAGAAATAACTCTCTCAGTAGTATATCCTTTCTGCATTCTCTGGAGAACCCTAGTCATAACCGCTTCCAAGGACTCTTCAAAGATCGCGTGAGTAGGAACATTTCCAAAGTCGTCTTGCTCTAATAACAGTGCGACCATCTCACCACTGCGGATATCAGACTTGTTAGTTCCTTGAGTTACTTCGTGTTGATGATACAATTCCATAAAGGAATTCGCCAGGGTCTGAAGAACTACTACATAAGACGTAGGCAAATTCTTCATAGTCATAAGTTCTGGCTTATGTCCCATGACGGGAGTATATTTTAGTATCTGCCCATGAGTATCATCAATCTCAGTTTCAAGTTTAGAGTTTCTTGGTACCAAAAACTTACCACGAGCACAAGTTCTGTTGAACTCCATAAGATCTGAAAGTGTTCTATTCCAAGACTTCTGTAGCCAAATAGCTATTTCTAATGTAGCTACTCCCCAGAATACTCCAGGAATTTCATTATCCTTAAACTGTTGAAGATGATAGCTAGAATAAGGATAATCTTTTTTCTCTAGAACAACTCCGTTGGCTCCGGCCAGAAATAAACCTTTAGGATAATCCGAACAAGGTTTCATCTTAAGTTCAGTGTACAAAGCTCCCTGAGACTTTTGATTACTCGAACCTCCAGAGATACCAAAGAGCATATTAGTATCTATAAACTGAACAGGTCTTTCTTCTGAAGGAACATCTTTCCCGTTCTTAAAGTTTGTCCAAAACCATTCCAGTGGATGCCACTTAGTTACCATTGTCCAAGGAAGTTCTTCCATATCATAGGTTCCCATACCTACTGCAGGAGTAAGAACATCAAAGGGAGAATGAACCACGACCTCAGCGTCGCCAAGATAACTAAGTTTCCCATCCTTACCTACTTCTACAGGTCCAAGTCTTGGGTTCCAGTAATCAGCAAGAAATCCGTTGCCGCAGGAATAAATCCAACCAGAAAGAGTCCTGATCTTCTTTCTCATCTCATACTGTCTCCAGTACCACTTCAGTGCCTTATCACCTTTCTTAGCTGCCTTAAGATCTTCATGATCAGTCGAAGCGGGAACAACGCTCATTCTGGGAGCATTACGGATCATCCTAGAAACTTGCTTCTGAAAGTGTGGAAGTATCTTGTTATCTACAACCTGAACTCTTCCCTTTTGTTTAACTATATGTTGAACAAATTCTGTTGACTCGTTATAAAAAGTATATTGTCTTCCTGCCAGAAAAGCCAAGTTCAGCATCCATCGTCTCTCAAAGGGCAGGCGAAGCTCTTTTCCTATGTTCCTATTCTCATAGAGAAGAGTCCAATCTTTGTCCTTTGGTTTTCCTCCACCAGGAAGTAACTTCTTAACTGAGTCTTTAATCTTCATTACCTACTCCTGTTTCGATATTCCCTATTTCTCCGATCATACTCTCATCGGACAAAGGATCATAGGAAATTTCTTCCTGTTCCCTAGGAAAAGTAAAGGTCTTATACTCCGGAAGATTTCTTGCCATAAGCTTATCATAAAGTCCATCAATAAGTTTCTGTTGCTTATCTAACAAAGCTGAATACTTATGAAGAATAAGTTCATTCTCTGCCAAAGCAACTTCGACAAGTTTATTAAGATTCTCCCTATCTTTTCTTGAAAAGAACATTGTTTCTCCTTTAGTTCCAATCTCCCAGATAATAACCTTCTGAATTAAGTCTCTGTTCTTGTTTCTTCATTGCTGTGAACATACATAATTCTGCTCTTGTCAGCGGAGCATCTTTGTCCTGAATCTCTTCACTATTAAGATCTCTAAAATAACTCTCTGAATTCTTTACTTCTTTCCTTTCTTCATAATCAAAAGGAGCAATTTCATCCACTTGTAGAGCAATACCTGCGGCCATAACTTCATCGTCATGAGTTCCAGATTTTGCCTGGGCCTTTCCAGTCTTGGAGTAGACGAAACTCTGAAGTTCTCCTATAAGTCTCTGACTATAAAGATTACCAAGTCTATTTATTAAAAAGGATCTCATACCTGAGATAAGTTCATTCCTAGAACTTTGATCAGTCTTCCAACCTTTCTTATACGACACCCCACCGTTAGTAACATCATATCTTGGCGCCATAAAAAGGTTAGTCATGTCGAGCATAATACAAAGATCGAAAGTCGCTAGCCCAGGACCTGTTGTTTCTATGCCACACCAAGGAGCATCCTCAGGATTTCTACCTTGATTAAAATACTCTGAGATAACCTTAACTACTCTCGCTAGCATAACCTCATCTATAACACTATAGTAAGAACCTACGAAGTTTTTAGTTACTCTATCTAAAACCTTAACAACTGCGTAGTCTCCATCCTCAACACCTTCTACAACGTCAACTCCCATAGCATAAGAATGAGTTTTATCAGGTTCTTCGTAGACACACAGATAACCTTCTCGATCAAAAGGTTCTTTCTCTAAAACACTCCACTTAAGTTCTTCCAGCTGAATACTTACAAAACTTACTGGAGCATCTGGAAGATTTCTATAAACTGCAAGACTTGCTCCGGCTTTATCTCCAAACACAGGATTACCAGAACCAATATAGTCAATATCTAATTCCTGCTGAATTTCCTTCTTGTTTCTTCTATTCGTTTCTCTTTCATACCAAGGCGAGGTAAGTTTTTCTTCTGGCTTCCAATGAATACCAAGTCTTGATTTATCTTCTTCATTAGGTGGTGGGAAGACACAAGAAATTCCTAGAGCTTTCTCGGGATGAAGACTCCAATGGAGGCGAATCTTTCGCGTCTTCCCATCCATAACAAGTTTATAATACTGACCGCCTGCCCCGAAAGGTGTCGAGGTTGCTATCCTACTCGGCGAGGCGTCACCAGCAGCAGTCCAAGCTGCTTCATCCGTGCTCTCCCATTTAGCAAATTCGTCAAAGAACGCTGAAGCAAATCTACCACCCGTTGAAAAATTAGCGTTGTTACTCTCTCCTGTAATAACCGCACCAGTCTCTGGGTTCTGTAATCTCATATAATTATCGTGTTTTCTAGGAACAAACCCTTTGGGCCAGAGCCACTGAGGAAGTTTATAGTGCGTATACCTAATCTTCTCAAACAGTGTTCTCATATCTCCTTTTTTATCTACATAGTCTTCGATACGAGAACCAAGTAAAAAGTCAGCGCCTCCAGAAGGATTAATCCACTTATGATGATAAACAAGCAGAACCATCCAAGTCGCACCCATGTCCCTACTTTTCTCGAGAACAAGATCCTTCCCAATTTCAATCGCCTCCTCTATCTTAAGGATTGCATCATCTTGAAATTCCCAGGTCATAAAAGGTATTTGATGCTTTGGTCTTTTCCTGGGATCATAGGTATAATAAAAAGCATTAAACGCGAACAAGATATTCCTAAAGAATAACTCTCTAGTCTTAGCTCTATAAACTTCGTCGGCTAGACATTGTCTAAGTATCGAAGTCCTCCAAACTAAGTTTTCTTTTCTTTCCTTAGGAAAATCCATCTTACTTCCTTAACGGCGCCCTGCGCCGAAATCCTCCCACAGAGGAACAAGCAACGAAATTGCATCAAGCCACAAAGCTCAGCCAACACCTCAGTTGCCTCACGTCCGTGGCAAAGCCACGTCCGAGCCCAAACAAACAATCCTCATGTTCATCGTATTTCGCGGAACTTCTGGTTTTTCACTTCACCCTCTTCGAGAGTTGTTTGAACTTAGTCACAGTATTAGCAAAAGAGGTCTCCAGGAAACCAAGAAGAACTTCATCCTTAAAACCCTTGTAAAGAGACTTCTTATTCGAGGTAAGAAGTGTTTCAAATTCTTTTTTCAGAGAAGAAAGAATCTCGTTACTATCGTGTTCACACACAGTCTTTTCGCTTCCCTCAAGATCTGTATTTTGTAAAATAGCAAACCTCAACATACTAACTCCTTTAACGAACTAATTAATTTTTCAATAAAGTCTTTCAACCACAATATACAAGGCTACTTTTGCCGTACCCCAACCAGTCGAGGTCAGCGTATAGGTAATGCTCCCAGAAGAAAGCTGTACAATTCTAGGATCTATTGACTGTCTGGCAATTGACGTAAAATTTGTGTAGGTAGTCGCCGTTTTAACTCCCAGGACATCCGTCCAGGAAATTGTTAAATCCGCCGTATAAGCGTTATCGGTGTCAGCGGTTGTACAATCTAAGATCGCCTGCACACGATAAAGCCCAGCAGTTGATGTCCCACTCAGAGTCGTTGACGTGATATTGCTTCCGCGATTTGTATAAATATCTGTGTCTGCAACAATCGGATAAGTATTACCTATTGCATCTAGTGTGGCCCCATCAACGGAAACGTCCCTTCCGTCCACGGTTCCCGTTACAGTAATATTGCCATTGATAGTTTCTGCCGCAAATGTCGGACTTGATGTTGTTTTGACTGCCTGATTCAAGTAACTCGCAAATTGATAGCCATCCCATAGATCTGCGTCAAGTCCCGAGGCTGCCCCGTCGTTGTTGCTGTGCCAAAAGTCATAATCCGTAGTGGCCGTATTTATCTTTGCTGCTGTGTTCCAGTCGGTATCAATTGTAACTCCACTTTCGACTTCTGCCGTGCCTATAGTTGCTCCCAGGTATGAAATTGTGGCAGGTAGGGTAGTCGATGTATGACTATGGGAATCATTAACCACAACAACAGTGATTGCCTCGGTTCCAGAACCCGTTGCGTCACCTGAGAGAGTGATAGTCTGGTTGGCCGTAAGATAGGTATTTGTGTCAAGGCTCCATGTATCAGACCCGGTCCTTTTTGCAAAGCCAGTGGTAGACAAGGCTGCAATAGCAGTTAAGTCGGCATCTCCCGCCTGCTTTCCGTTGAAGGTATCCCAATCAGTATCAGACAAGGCACCTGTTGTAGAGGTTGAGGATAAGCCCAAAGAGAGTTCTTGTGTTGATAAGGAAAGTCCGTTTGCGGTTCCAAGAGTTACGGCGTTATGCTCAGACCCTGAAGGAGTATCCCAGGCGTATGCCGATCCCGTCCATTTGAGATACCCATCTGCCGGAATTATCGAAGTCGCCCAAGCTGATCCGGTTGAGACTGCGATACCGGCGTCCGGATAGGTCATCGTCCCGCCAGCTATTGCTTCTATCTTGTCATAAATAGCGTTTTGAGAAGGAGCATGTGTCGTATCACCATTCCAACCGGCGGCATAGGCAGCGTCTTCGACCTCGATCTCGTTTGTCGTAGACCCATCAACCTCAGCAGTTAGATAACCTTCTGCTCCGTGGTCTCCCCAACTGTAGGCTGTCTCGCCATGATTTTCTTTGGTTGTATCTGCGTACTTGTTCGTAGAACCTTGAGTTACGTCGTCCGTAGTTCCTGATAGGTCATCAAGACTATCTGGAGCATTTATAAGATCTCCAAAGTCTTTGTCCCAAGTAGAATAGACTGGATCTGTTTCAGCAGAATTAACTGTTGTTGTGGTTGTAGCATCTAAGGTTGTTACAGCCTTTAATTCTGTGGCAGAAATACTTGAGGCTGTTTTACCTTCTATGACTGGATCTCCATCCGCAGCTAAAAGAGGAGAACCTAGAAGAAGGAAAAGAACTAACTGTTTGCAGATCTTGTGAGTTCTAAACATATATCGCTTCCTATGCAAAGTAACATTATTGTTTTATAACCACTGAGCGAAAAACTTGCTTGTAGTTTTAAGAATGCTCCGGGAGTAATTGTTATGATCTCATCTGTGTTAGCTACTAACTTAACCACATCTCCATCATGAAGGCCAGTGATTTTATCTAGTTGATCCGAAGTACCTGACTCAGAACAAACAGTCTTTTTTCCTCTACCCGCTGTAGCCAAAACACCAGAACTTATACTTAAGGTTTGTGTGATTTCTCTCTCGTGGAAAACTAATTGTTCTCCTTGGTCTGTTATGAGAAGTTTCATTAGAATGTCGCCGAGAAAGTTGCATAACTTAAACCTGCAGGATCAACAAAAGTATAGTCTGCAGTTCCTTTGGCGTATCTTACTTGACCTGTTGCGACGTCTATCTCCTTGATGTACCATGCTCCAGACTTATCTAAATAACCTGTGTAAATCTTATCTCCCGAGACAAGCCAATCTGAGAGTTTGTAGTGCCACAACTGATCTAAAATATAACCTTCGAGGGTTTCAACACCTACAGTAATATCGCCCTCGAAGGTGACTTCACTCTTTCCATCCCATTTTACCCACTCAAGAAGATCTGTGTCCCAGACATGAAGAGTAACATGCTGACTGCGTAAGGTTTCATCGCCCTTAACCGACATAGGATAACCTGTGGAGTCATCTACAACTCCGCAGACTGGAGCACCAGAGGTATCTCTGGGGAAATCTTCTCTGGTTGTTGTCGCCATAGGTTAATCCGATCCTAGTGAAACCATATCCATAACATCAGACATAAGTTCTTCCTCGGACTTCCCCTTTA